GATGGCGAAGGACATTGCCTGGAAAGTCCTAAAAAAGCTAGTCCCGAAAGCCTGGGTAAAGAGCAAGAACGAAACGGACCTGAAGCTGGAGCTAGTGAACGGCTCAACAATCGAACTGAAGGGCACTGAAAACGCTATGGCCCTGCGAGGCAGAAGTCTCGCTGGCGTGGTACTCGACGAAGCCGCATTTATGAGCGCCGACGTCTGGTTCGAGGTCATCCGTCCCGCATTAGCCGACAAACAAGGCTGGGCCTTATTCATCTCCACCCCGGATGGCACAGCTAGCTGGTTCTACGAACTCTGGCAATACGCGGACAGCGGCGACGACAACTGGAGCCGCTGGCAATTCACCACGATTGACGGCGACAACGTCCCCCCGGAAGAAATTGAAGCCGCCCGCGGCCAACTCGACGCCCGCACATTCCGCCAAGAATTCGAAGCCAGCTTCGAGAACCTCAGCGGTCTCGTCGCAGTCTCCTTTGGAGACGAGAACATCAGCCCCGAAGCCGAAGACATTTCCGTCCTCCCACTTTTACTTGGCGTCGACTTCAACGTGGACCCCATGTCTGGCATCTGCGCCGTCCGCAAGGACGACACGCTGTATGTATTCGACGAAATCATGCTCACTGGTGGCGCCACCACCTGGGACTTCGCGGAGGAGGTAACGCGCCGCTTCGGCGTGGATCGCCGCGTCATCGCCTGCCCAGACCCCACGGGTGGAGCGCGAAAGACCAGCGGCGTGGGCCTCACGGACCACAACATCTTGCGCCGCAGCGGTTTTAGCGTCTCCAGCCCAAAAGCCCCTTGGAAAATCCGCGACAAGATCACCGCCGTCAACACCGCCCTTTTGGATGCTGCTGGAACACGCCGCACCGTAATCCACCCCCGCTGCAAGGAGTTAATCAAATCCCTCCGCACCTTGACCTATGCCCCTGGAACGGGCCTCCCCAACAAAAACCTAGGCGTAGACCACGCTTTCGACGCCTTCGGCTACTTATGCCTCCAACAATTCAACCTCGCCAACATCGGCACCCTAGGCCAAACCAACTACCGCCTCTACTAACCCCTCATAGACTGGTACAAATACCGCAACACCATGGCCAAAAAACCCACAAAAGCGGAGAAAAAGGTCTCCAAGGTCATGCGCGAATACGGCGCTGGAACGCTTAAGTCCAGCTCAGGCAAAAAAGTAACCAGCCGTAAGCAAGCAATCGCGATTGCACTAAGCGAAGCGGGCAAATCCCGCCCCAAAACCACCAAAAAAGGAAAGAAATAACAATGGCACCCAAGAAAAAGGGTTTATACGCAAATATCGCGGCCAAACGCAAGCGCATTGAGGCTGGCTCGGGCGAAAAGATGCGCAAACCGGGCAGCAAAGGCGCCCCAACCGCCGCTGACTTCCGCAAAGCGGCCAAAACCGCCAAGCGACCTAAAGGTCGCAAGTAAACCCCTCAAAAAAGACCCATGGCTACCGGAACTGGCACCATTTACGACGGCGAACTAACCATCTACGACGCTGGCACGCGAACAAGTGCCGGATTCTTCACTGCTATCGACGCAACAGCCAATTACTGGTCATTTCAAATAACTGTAACCAATCACACCAGCGGCAACATCAACTTCGACTTTGATGGTAGCCTTGATGGCACAAATTGGGGACACATTACAGTTACCACTAAACATGCTGGCAACTTAGTAATTAACGAAAATACAACTGTCATGTATTTCGCAACAAGTAGTCCTTGCCGCTATGTTCGTGCCCACGTTGTTTCTATGCCAGATGGCCCAACTATTGCCTGTAAGGTAGGGGCAATCTAATGGCTATCCAGACAATAAATGGTGGTTGCGTTCACATCGAAATCGACGCCGAGGACGGTTTAACGCACGCCACCTTCGTATTTAAGACCCCACAAAACCCTGAGATTATCGGCGGCTTTGTAACTATGTTGACCCAAGGTATCGAAGTGCTGGTACCTATCACCGACCCCGACGACGAGGAGGAAGACGATGATTGAGTACCGTGGCGAGCGTTTCGAGGGCTATAACAAACCAAAACGCACCCCAAATCACCCCACTAAATCACACGCAGTCCTCGCAAAAGAAGGCACCGAAGTAAAACTAATCCGCTTCGGCCAACAGGGCGTATCTGGTTCACCAAAGAAAGCTGGTGAAAGCGACGCCGACCGCAAACGGCGCGAAGCATTTAAAGCACGCCATGCGGCTAACATTAAAAAAGGAAAGATGTCGGCTGCCTACTGGGCCAACCGCGAAAAATGGTGACTAAATGACCTACGCAGTCCCGGGCCGCTACCCAACCAACATCGTCTCCACCACCTACCAGGGTGGAACGGACAGCCCGTTCAACCGCACGGCAGCGGTCCTGAACATGATGAAGGGCTGGGAGATTATGAAAGCGGTCAGCCGCGGCACGGAATATCTGCGTGAAAACAGCGAAGCCTTCCTCCCCTTGGAACCCCGCGAGGATTACACGGCATACCTAAGCCGCGTCAACCGCGCCGTCTTTTCTCCCTACACGCAGCGCTTGGTCCGCGCCGCTGCCGGACTGATCATGCGCAAGCCGATTGCGCTTGAGGGCGACCCGTACTGGCGCGAAGTCTTCGCCCGCGACGTTGACGGCTGCGGCTCTGATCTAGACGAATTTGCCCGCCGGCTGGTGATTTGCAGCCTGACTTACGGGCACGCGAATGTACTAATCGACTTCCCGGCCCCCACCGAAATCCGCAGCCTCGCGGAAGAACGCGCCCTAGGCCGCCGCCCCTACTGGGTCGAAGTCGACCCTTACGACGTCTACGGCTGGCGCCTAGACCGCGAAGCCGCATACGGCACCTTGACCCAGGTGCGTATCCACGAGCAAGCGATTGTCCCGGACGGCAAATTCGGCGAAAAGGTTTACGACCAAATCCGCGTTATCTACCCGGGCCGCTATGAAATCTACCGCCAACGCAACGAACAAAAGCCACTGGGCCACGGCTTCGCTGAACCCCTTAACAACAGCACCGACTACGAACTCATCGACTCGGGCACCTACAGCCTCAACCAAATCCCGCTGGTTACTACTTACAGCAACAAAGTCGACACCCTCGTCAGCCGCCCCCCACTCCTGGACGTCGCCTACCTAAACCTGGCGCACTTCCAACGCCAAGCGGACCTCATCCACAGCCTCCACATCGCATCCCAGCCGATGCTTGTCCTTGAGGGCTGGGACGACCAGACCAAGGACATGGCGGTAAGCGTGAACTACGCGATGGCCACCGCCCCAGGCAACAAGGTCTACTACGTGGAGCCTGCGGCTAGTGCATTTGAAGCACAGAGCAACGAAATCCGCGAACTACAGCAGCAAATGGCAACGCTCGGCATTAGCACGCTGAGCCAGCAGAAGTTCGTGGCGGAATCTGCCGACGCCCGCCGCCTGGACCGCGTCGACACCAACTCAATGCTGGCTGCCGTCAGCCTCGACCTGGAACAAACCCTCCAAAAAGCGTTCGACTACGCCGCGGCCTACCTCGGCCTGGAACCGCCTGAGGTGAGCATCAGCCGCGACTTCGACATTGACCGCCTGATCGGCCAAGACGTCACGGCAATCGCGGACCTCTTCCAGCGTGATGACGCCCTTGTCGAAGAGGGCCGCGCCATTTTGACCCAAGGCGAAATCCTCCCCTCGATGGAACTTGGCGCCCTTCCCGAGGAGGAGCCCGGCGAAATGGAATCCCAGGATGACGAACCCGAAGGTGAAGAATCCCCCGGCGAAATGCAGGACGAGAACGAATCCGATCTCACCCCAGACCGGATGGAACAACTGATGCAAGCACTGCTGGGGCAGTAAGTCGATGCCAACTGCAGCCGACTACCTCACGCTGGCGCAGGTAGCGACACTGCTGCGCTTGGCCAAACGCCTTGAGGCCATCGAGTCCCAAGGCCCACCAGCACCCGGCGAGCCAGGCCCTGCTGGAGCGGACGGCCTACAAGGCCCCAAAGGCGACCCCGGCCCCCGCGGTCCCACTGGAGCGCAAGGCCCGCAAGGCCCACAGGGCGACGTCGGCCCCCGCGGTGAACGTGGAGAGAAAGGCGACCGCGGCGAAATCGGCCCTAAGGGTGAACGCGGCGAGATCGGCCCCGCCGGCCCTCAAGGCCCAAAAGGCGACAAAGGCGACGCTGGCGCACCCGGCCCCGAAGGCCGCCCTGGCATCAACGGCCTAAACGGCCCCACTGGAGCAAGCGCCTACGAACTTGCGGTTTCCGACGGCTTCGACGGCACCGAATCTGAATGGCTGGAAAGCCTGGTCGGCCCACCGGGCAAAAAGGGTAAGGACGGCGCAGACGGCTTGAACGGCCGCCCCGGAATCGGCATTGCCAGCGGCGGCACCACTGGCCAAG